TCATGGCGGCGGTGCCCCTGTTTCACCACCTGGCACCGAGGGACGCCCAGAGGAACTCCTCCATCGCCTTCGACGTGGCCCCGGCTCCCCCGAGCCATGCACCGAGCGTGAAGAGCCTCGGCGTCACGGGGCAGCTCACGGGCTCCCGTGCGGACTGCGTCATCCTCGACGACGTGGAGGTGTCCAACAACTCGGCCACCACCACCATGAGGGAGCAGCTCCAGGAGCGGATCAAGGAAGTGGATGCCATCATCAAGCCAGGGGGCAGGGTGGTGTTCCTCGGCACACCCCAGACCGAGGAGTCCATCTACCACGTCCTGAACGAACGCGGCTACGAGTGCCGCATCTGGCCGGCCCTGTACCCCAAGGAAGAGGAGATCCAGTCCTACGGCGGAAGACTTGCCCCCTCGGTCACGGAAGAGTGGTCCGAGTCGAGGGTCGGAGAGCCCACGGATCCCAAGAGGTTCTCGAAGGAGGACCTCCAGGAGCGGGCCCTGTCCTGGGGCAGGTCCGGGTTCCAGCTCCAGTTCATGCTCAGCACGTCCCTGAGTGACGCCGAGCGGTATCCGTTGAGGCTCTCCGACCTCATTTCCTATGGAGGCGACCCGGAGCAGGGTCCTGAGCGGCTCGTCTGGTCAGGAGCCTCCGACCGGGTCGAGGAAGACCTCCCGTCCGTGGGCTTCAAGGGAGACCGCTGGCACAGGCCGCAGGTCATCTCCGAGAAGTTCCTGCCCTACACGGGCTCCGTCATGGCAATCGACCCCTCGGGACGTGGCGAGGACGAGACCGGCTACGCGGTCATCAAGATGCTCAACGGCTGGATGCACCTCACGGCAGCCGGCGGCCTCCGCGGCGGCTACACCCCGGAGAACCTCAAGGCACTCGCCAAGGTCGCCAGGGACCAGAAGGTCAACCGCATCCTCGTCGAGTCGAACTTCGGGGACGGGATGTTCACCCAGCTCCTCACCCCGTACCTCCGGGAGACATGGCCCTGCACCACCGAGGAGGTCCGCCACTCCACCCAGAAGGAGAAGCGGATCATCGACACCCTCGAGCCCGTGATGAACCAGCACAGGCTGGTGGTGCAGCCCTCGGTCGTCAGGGCCGACTACGAGTCCACCAAGGGACTCCCCCCGGAGAAGCAGCTCTCCTACATGCTCTTCCACCAGCTCACCCGGATCACCCGGGACCGTGGAAGCCTCCGCCACGATGACCGCCTCGATGCCCTGAGCATGGCCGTGGGGTACTGGGCCAAGGCGGTCGCCGTGGACGTTGACCGCATGATCCGCGAGAGGAAGCAGAGGGACATGGACAAGGAAATGGAACGCTTCGAGGATGCCCACAGGCGGTCCTTCGGAGGCCCAAGGAACACAGGTCTCAACTGGATGGCAAAGAATCACCCATGACTAGCTCGAACCCGAACTCAAATCTCAGCTCGCTCCCGATGAACGGAACCTCATTCGGAGCCGCATCGGTCGGGAGAAAGCGGCGGTTCCGGTTCATCCCAGGAAGCAGCGAGGATCCGCCGGGAAACCCGTCATTGGTTTCTGCGGTCGCCGACTCCCCGGCCATCGGCGTCGGCATCGGCTGGGCACCAAACGGCGGAACGTCGTTCCTGATCTACCGCAACACCAGCAACACGCTCACGGGCGCGACCGTGGTCGGTACGGCGTTCGGGGAAGGCTCCACGGGATATGTGGACAACTCCGCGAACAGCGGCACGAATCGACCGCTGGCGGCGACCACCTACTTCTACTGGGTGCAGGCGGTCAACTCGGGCGGCTCGTCGAGCATCATCGCCGCATCGCAGAACTCGACCGGAGGCGTGACGACGGCGGCGATCACCTATACGACCTATCTGCCAAACAACGCGAACCTGACGGTTTCCGACTACGTCAACATCGCCGAGCAGAGCACGACCCGGCTGCGCTTCAGCCGGCCGGAGGGGCAGAACAACACGTTCACCAGCAACTTCCCGGGGAGCCGCGTGTCGTTCGTGACCGACGCGACGTACCTGCGGATCATCATGGCGTACAACACCAACACGGGCGCCAGTTACACGGGAATGGTGTGCAGTGTGTACGTCAACAACTCGGAGTTCACGACGTTTACCTACACGGGTTCCGTGCCGGGAAGCGGGACGCACGACATCACGCTCCCGGGCGGAAGCAACACGGTGTCCATCCTGTGGACCGTGGGCTCCTACGTTGACCTGACATCCGTGGCACTCGACAGCGGAGCCACCCTTGCCACGGCAACGCGCCCGTCAAGCAGCATCGTGCTGGCAGGCGACAGCATCACGCAGGGATTCAACGCCACGAAGCCGAGCGCGACGTGGACGCAAAAGGTGGCGGACGGTCAGTCCCGACAGTCGTTCAACGTCGGGTATGGAAATGCGCCGACTTTGTGGCGGGACGCGCCTCGGATGCTTGCGACCGTACCGACTGCGGATCTCGGCACCTACATGATCGGCATCAACGACGCCGCAAGTCAGTTGCCGCTTGCCGTCTATGCGGACAACGTGCGCGGCTGGCTGCTCAAGGCGAAGTCGTTGATGAGCGACCCACGGCTGTTCATGTGCAGCCCGATCTTCTACACGCCGGGTACGACTCCGATTACCGTGGCACAGTACCGGACGGAGGCGAAGAACACGGTCGAGGCGATGATTGAGTACGCAACGGGCGACTCGAAGTTGTTCTATCTCGATGGCTTGGCGCTCATGCCGAGCAACGCATCGGGATTGGCTGACAACGTACACCCAAACGACTTGGGCTCTGCCGAGATCGCCACGAACGTCAATGCGGCGATGAACGTGACCGCCCCTGCCGCGCCATCGAACTTGCAGGCAAACGTCATCTCGTCCTCGCAGATCGACCTGTCGTGGACGGACAACGCCAGCAACGAGACCGGGACGATCATCCAGCGTCGGTATCCGGCATCCACGGGCATCTGGCAGCAGGTCGGCATCCGGCTTGCCGGGACCACGACGTTCTCCGATACGGGCTTGGCTGCGTCGAGCCAATACGAGTATCGCGTCTGCGCCTACAACGCAGGCGGATCGTCGGCGTTCGCCACGGCGGTCACGGCAACGACAAGCGCAGGAACGGCCAACCGCATCCGGGTGCTGGTCGTCGGCGGCGGTGGCGGTGGTGGCGATGCAGGTGGCGGCGGGTCGGGCGGGTATCGCCATGACACCGCATTCGTTGCCACGCCGGGTACGACCTACAACGTAGTTGTCGGGGCAGGAGGCGCGGCTGGGGGTGTCAATGCCCGTGGAACCGCCGGCGTAGACTCGTCCTTCTCGACGATTACTTCTGCCGGGGGTGGTGGTGGCGGCAGATTCGCCAACACGCTGATGGATGGCATCAATGGCGGAAGCGGCGGTGGAGCGGGCGCGTCAATCAGTCCAGCGGCGTCAGGCGCTGCGGGATTGGGGAACACGCCAACCACCAGTCCATCGCAGGGAAATGATGGCGGGGTTTCGGCGGTTGGGCCAAACTGGGGATTTGGCGGCGGCGGCGGTGCAGGGGAAGTTGGGCACAGCGGCAGCAATGCTGCGGTGTCCCCCAACGTAGGCGGCTATGGCGGCCAAGGCGGGGATGGTGCCGTCAACAACATCCGTGGCGTCGGCGAGGTGTTTGCAGGCGGCGGCGGCGGCGGCGGTCGTGGAACAGGAGGCGCAGGAGGACGTGGTGGCGGGGGAGATGGGCGATGCTTCCAGCCAAACGCAAGGAATCCATCGGCAGGCGCTGCCAACTCGGGAGGTGGAGGTGGTGGCGGATATGGTTCCGGCGGCGGCGGTGCCGCTGGCGGTTCCGGCATCGTCATCCTGCGAATGCCGACCTCTGAATACACAGGAATCACCACGGGATCCCCGGCAGTCTCAACCAGCGGCGGGGACACGATCCTGACCTTTACGGGCAGCGGGTCATACAAGGCGTAAATCATGGCACACTTCGCAGAAATAGACTCCGACAACAAGGTCATCCGCGTCATCGTTGTCTCCAACGACCTCGAAGCCAACGGTGCCCAATGGTGCCACGACACCTTCGGCGGGACCTGGGTGCAGACCTCCTACAACGCCACCATCCGGAAGAACTACGCCGGGCAGGGGTACACCTGGGATTCCGTCAAGGACGCCTTCATCCCACCCCAGCCCTACCCATCGTGGCTCCTCAACGAGGACACCTGCCAATGGCAGCCCCCGGTAGCCATGCCACAGGACGGCCAGATGTACTCCTGGGACGAATCCAGTCTCTCTTGGGCGACAATCCCGGCTCCCTGACGGTTCCCTTCTAGAGCCACCAGGAGGAGCCAGGATGCGTCCGGGTACCCCAAGGCTACCCAGGTAGCCAAAGCCCCCACGGACGCCTCCTAGGCACCAAGGAACCCCGGGAAACGGCCTTCAGGGAGACCGGGGAGCCAAGGACACTTAGAGCTGTCAAAGGGCACCCAAAGTCACCTATGGAACCCCGTACCTTCGGAAGACCCGAAGGACGGATCCCCGCTCATGGTCGGGTAGAACCGTGATGCCATGCCTCCGCGGAGGCTCTGACAGCAGTTGGACAGGATCCAACGACTGCCATCCTCCTGTCCGTGATAGGTACTCAGGACTCCTGAAGACAATGGACTTCAGACAACCCCTGGGGACGACATCATGGGGACTTGGACAATGGACCTAGGAATTGGACTTGGGATCATCCTTCAAGGATTGACCTAGGACGCCTAGAGATGCCTAGAGACACACTCAGATACCTTTGGATATCCAAAGACATCTAGAGATGATCTAGGAGTGAACTAGTGGGACTGAAGACACCGTTGGGACTAAGGGGGCTATTGCGACCGTAAGTCCTTGTGGGACAATGAGTTAGGTGTTTCAGGTATTCTGGATAGAAGGTGCTACAGATCCCTCCAAGCAGGGTCATAAACGATCCGGATAACTGGGCTGGGACGTTATCCATGAAGTCCATCCCCAAGGGATGTGAGGTTCTGTAGGTCGCCGGCCCTGGGGGTCTACGGGTTGTCACAGGGAGTCCTCGAGGAGACCCTGCTCGGAGTCGGCCTATGGAACCACATGGGAGACAGATTCATCAAGATCCGGGGGAAGAGGTGGAAGCTCCGCTTCGTGCCCAACCTCGGAGACAAGGCAGGGGAATGCGACTACGGAGCCAGGGTGCTCCGGATCGCCTTCGGGCAGCCCCAGGAGGAAGAGCTCGACACCGTGGTCCATGAGATCCTCCATGCGGCCTATCCGGACATCGAAGAGGCTGCCGTAGGGGAAACAGGGGAGGCCATAGCCAAGGTTCTCTGGAGGTTGGGCTGGAGGAAGGCCAAGGTTTGACGCAAAATTGCGAAGTGGTCATCGCAGGGGCCGGCGTCGAGGTTCCCCCCGTGGGGGTGCCGGTCCTGCCCGTGGGCGGTCCTGAGCTGCCCGTAGGGCGCACGGGGCACCATGCCGCGCCACCGATGCGCGGATCCGCCTACACATAGGCGCGGATCACGGGATATGGTATCCGGTGCGCCGGTCTAGCCGGTGCCGGGCGTGTGCCAGGATCGCCGGGGGGCATCCGGAGCTGCCTTCATGGTTAGCCTGAAGTTAGAGCTCCGGCTTTATGCGTTTGAGGAAAGAGCGTGAATCTTTCTCATATGATGGTTGACGAAGCGAGACATAGCCGATACCATCCTCGGCACCCCGCAGCGTAAGCGGGGGACAGCCGCAACTAGACCGAAAGTAGGCAAGCCATGTCAATCGTTGACGCACTCTTTACTCTGTTCTGCATCGTGCCCCTAGCGTTTACCGTGACGCTCTCCGCGTTCGGCATTGCGTATCCGGTTGTTTCCGATGCCGTCCGCGCTTTCCTCTCGACCTTCAGCGGATCCCCAGCGACTGACATTGACTCGGCCAGGATCGCGGAAGGGGGTGCCAAGTGATCGCCGTAGGTCCCCGGAATCGAATCACCGTTGACGGCGTGACCGTCATCCCGTCATGCTCCGGCATCATTGCCGATCCTTGCGAGTCAATGGACGGCGAGGGGTTCTCCGTTGAGGTCGATTACTGCGGAGCTGCCGTCATGCTCACGGCGCATCCCGAGGTGCGCGAAGGTCATGTCGGGCGCTTCCGCTTGGAAGTGTCCGTGCCGCATCCGGAGTGTGAGGAGTCTGAAGCGACCCTCATTCTGTACGGCTACGAATTCCCGGCGGCATCCAAGCGTATCGCCCGGTTCGTCCGGGCCGTGTCCTGAACCCATCACCAAGAAAGTAGGCCCCCCTTGAAGCTCTCCGAATACCGTGCCGCCCATCCTCTCGCGTCCGCCGTCCATTCCCAACTAGGCCGTCCGCCCGTCTCCGAATTGCTCGACACTCTCCGGGACGTTTCCGAGCATGGCGCGGACTCCGGATTCCCCGGATTCACCTACTACACCGATACCGTCTCTTTCGCCAAGCGGCACCGTGCGACCATCCTTGAATCCCTCCGGGAGTTTGCTTCCGACATGGGCGAGCGGGATCCGGTAGCCCTGGTCATGGGGTTCCGCTGCGTGAAGCAAGCCGACGTTTCCCCTGAAGCCGTCTCGGTAGCTCTTTACGGGGACCGGATTCCCCCAGGCGTTTCCGCTAATGACGTGGATGCCGTCCTGAACGGTATCGCTTGGTACGCCCTGGAATCGGTCGCACACATTGTCTCGGATCGTTGATATCCTCACCAACGGAACACCCAATGATTCCCTTCCCGTCCCTGACAATCTCCGCCAGGATCGCCCGAATCGTCGCAATGGTTGACCGAGGCGAATGGAAGCATTCCCGGATTCCCGCCTACCGGATCCTTTCGGAATGCGAACGCCTGACCGAAGGCCGTGCCGTTTCCCTTCTCACCGACGCCGAGCGTCAATGGTTGACCGGCGTGATCGTTTGGATATCCGAAACGCTGGAGGATGCCGCTAGGGGGGAAGGGGTCTACATGGAGTGATTCCCCGCCGCCCGAAACCGGCATGTAGTGCCGCCGGTCGATCCGGAGCGTAATTCCGGATCCTGATGATGGGCAGTTATTCCCAGGCATTGAAGGAAGGTAGATCCATGAGCAACGCATCACGCATTCCCGTCCCGGCCCCGATTCACTTGGCAGCGGACCAGGGAGCGTATAGCCGCACCTACACGCACCATCATCCGGCAGCTTGCATTCCCGCATCCGGCACCGAGGCAGCTTGGACGGCAACGGATGGCAGGATGCTGGCCGTCATTCCCTTCACCATCACGGACGAATCCCAGCGGGGCACTCCTGGCATCCGCATCGTCCATCGGGATGCGGTGAAGGCTTGCAAGCGGACCAAGCGTAACCCGCTGCCGTTCGTCTCGGTCAATGGTGCCGCGAAGGTCGATGGGACCGCTGGTCCGGAGTGGACCGCGCCGGATGGATCATTCCCGCCGTGCGCCGACGTGATTCCCCAGGAATCCCAAGTGAAGGCCGGGATCGTTGTCTCCCTGAATCCTGAATTGCTGGCGAGGCTTGCCGAGGCCCTGGGAGACTCGACGCACGTCTCCATCGTTTGCGATCCCGAGGGGAAGAAGCCGATGGTTGTCATCCCCGGCAAGGGAGCTTCCGAGGATGCCGTTGGTCTTCTCATGCCGACGAGCGCGGCCTTTGAGGATCGCAAGGTCTCGCTCCGTGATGAAGCTGCCCGCCGGTGCCTGAAGGCCGTTGGCATCATCCGCCGCGCTGAAGATGCGAAGGGGGGTGCCAAGTGAAGGGACGAGACATTCCGAGCGGATGGCGCGAAAGCAAGCTCCAGGTATTCCCCGGGTTCCGTTTGCTGGAACCCGTTGAACCCTGCGCCGACTGCGGACAACCATCGGAATCGTTCCGGGCCGAGCATGAGGCGCACCTATGCGACGGGTGC